GTAAGGATGGTTGCGTGTGTTAAGTTTACCTGCTCCCAATTTACGGACGGTTTTGACCAAGTTATTGTAAGCGGTTTCGGATCGGTTATAGTCAATCCCTGCAAGTTCAGCTATATCACTAGCGGATATTTTATAACGAGGATTGCCGTTACTATCAGCTTTTAAGCGTGTGAAGTATTTAAGGACATTTTGATTATTAAGGGCGGTTGGTTGTGTATTTGTCATGGTATTTATTTCTATCGGTTATTAGTTATTAGTTATTAGTTATAAGAGTTCTGCCACAAAACGGGCAAGGTGAGTTATCCAACGGACAGCTAAAGCCATCATCACTCGGACAAGTGTCAATAGGATGATCGCGGTAGGTTGTCGAGCAATTGGTGGTTAAGAGTAACAAGGTGAGTAATAATAGTTTATTCATATAAGTTTTTTCCTTTCTACTAGTTGCCGTCAGTATTGAGACAGCACCAGATCAATAATAGCCATGCCCCCAGCGCCACTAGTGGAGAGGCAAGCAAGTACAGCATAAAGGTGCTGGTTTTTGTCGGAGGCATGTGCCTATCTAAGCTGTCATCCTGATGTAATGCGTATCGTTTTAATCGTTCGTCTATGGTCTTTTCTTGTTTCATATTATTTTAATTGTCTTTAGATAGTTTTCTTTTGCGTTCTTCGATGCGTTTTCTCGCTTCTTTGTTTAATCGTTCGCCTTCTCTTTTAGCTAATAAAAAGCGGTCGCCTTGGTTACGATTGAATCTTTCTCTGTTATATCTTGTCCGCCAATCGTTCATGTTATGCTACCTCCTCTTAAACTTGTAATGATTCGTACTTTTTAAGAGTTGCAACCTTTAGAATCTGAAAAGCATAAGATAACATATAAGCGTCAAGGCTAACATCATCGGTATTATGATCGTTTTTTTCAACTTCCTTTTCTACTTCATAAAATAAGCTTGAGCCACCTTCAAAGTCAAAGATGTCGAAATGTTCGAATCGTACAAAGTTGACCAGTTGCCAAGCTCTATAGTATTCAAAGGAATAGTTGCAATTGCCACATATCTCATGGATTGCATCGTAATGATCAAATAAATCATCAAGGTTATAGCCTTTAACAGAATCAACAAGTGAGTCTATTAGTGAATCGAATTCGTTTTGGTTCATAATAAGTAAGTATAATTTTGAGTTGTGTTTGTAGTGATTAAGAGACTCGGTTTGGGTTTGATACTATTTTATCCGCAAGTTTTTGAGCTTTAGACCAAGTCAAGGCTTTCTCGCCTAACATAGCTTGTAAGTTTAAGGCAAGTTTTAACGGGTTTGCATCGAATAAAACAAGCTCGTTTCTGTTTAAGTCATCCGAGTTGTATCTAATTTGGACAAAGTCAAGGCAAGTATCCCATGTAAATAATTTTAATTTCATAATGTAATAAGTTTTGGTGAATAAGTTGTGATGCTTTTCCTTTAGTGCTTTTTCATAATGTTGTCAAATCAATTGTTCATAACTATTGCATAAAGTGCTAATAACTAGAGAGATAAAAAAAGTAAAAAAAGTTTTATAAAGTTTGCACCGAATCAATTTAAAGCGGAAACAAAGGACGAAAGAAAGCACTTCCATATTTGGTAAAGCGTTTCCATATGTGGAAAAGAGACGACGACGGAAAGCGTAAAAAATACAGAAATAAACGCATCAATCCATCATGATGAAACGATATGAAACGGCAACCGTTGACGCAATTGCACCGCTTGATCTGTCGATTTGCGAAAGAAGCAAAACAAATAGCAACGCTACCGGCTGGCTCGTCTCCTAAACTATTGGTAATCAACTACTTGCGTGCTTTACTCGTGTAAATTAGACATAATGGATCTTGTGCGAACGCTGTTGATAACCAACGACTTATGAAACAACTTTTAGAGCTATGCCCCTGCCAGTAGAAAAAACGCGGGCACACGCGGGGGTAATTAATGCGCGCGTATATAGCGTAAGCCGCTCAGATTTTTTTACCAATTTTGCATTCCTATCGGTCTGCAGTTCGACAACGCTTCGCTAACGTCTCTTCTTAAAAGTGCGGACTGATACCGTCGTCATCTAGACCGTCTTCGTCTATGTCTTCCGGGCTGAAAAGTATGCTAGAATCCGTTAGGACAGTGAGCTTGGTGAACTCCAACGCCCCCACTAATGCTTGGTCTGACAGGTCGTATTCCTGCTGGTATCGTCGTATTAAATTGTCCAGATCAAACATAAAAGAATCGACTTGATGGTGCATATCCATAAGACGTTAACGTAGTGTTGTCGTTGCTGTAATCATGATGCTAAAAGTGTACGATATATTGTTACAATCTTCAAGCGTCGTTTTGTCACGGTTCATAAAGCATTTACTAACAACGACTTACAACTCTACTATTGACACCCAACCTGTATAGGCTGTATGTTGTTATACTAGCCCCTCACGGCTTTAGTGAGAGTGCCCTGCAACAGCTGTCTGTTTTAAACGATAACATCAATAGTAATAGCTTCTTTAGACGAGACGACCACAACAACGGACACTTTAAAACGTCGTCGTTATAAACTGTTATTGTAAAAGCTCCTCAAAGACTTGACACGCTTTTATCCTATAGTCGTCATCTTATTTCAACAGTATTTAAGGATAGGTGTGATTATAAATAATCCTGTATCTGTACTAACTACAAAAACACAGCTATAGAGAGATAGATATAGAAAGCTTTATGTTAGCTCCAAAGGAACGCTTTAGAACGTTTACGTTTATAAAAGCTATCAGTAAAGTTTGTTAACTCTTGATCTAACAGTTCTTGCTTTCTATCAATCATGTTTTGGTTAACGTCAGCAGCCATCTGCTGCACCCAGTAACCAATCGCTATTGATAGAGCGTCAAGACGGTCATCGTGTACAAGGGAACCTTTATCACGTGTTATTCGTGATAGTTGATACATTAGCATGTACCTAGTTTGTTGTTCTATAGGGTAACTAAGAGCACTCTTATAGTCGTTATTAATAACACTGGGATCAACAATAAGACGATGAGAGTTGAGTACAGGTTCCATAACATCAACAATACGTAGTTCTTTTTGTTTGTTATGTCTTACTTCTTCTATTGTTATCGGGTACGCAGTACGAAACAACGGTTTAATCAGTTCCATAAACATACCGTCACCAAAGTTAGACTCTATGACTACTTTGTTAACTTTGTTATCCTTGGCTATAGAGACGAGACGTTTTAGTGTTACCTCGTCATAACCACCACGGATACCACCAGCATCGGGTACAAACAGTTGACCGTTAAGCATCTTGACGACAGCGTACCCTGTTTCATCTTTACCACGACCAGACGGGTCAATGGACAGTACAGAGCCTGTATAGGGTATGTTATCCCCGATAGTCTTAGCTGGACGTTTATACCGATCCCCACTGAGACCTACGTTAGGTAGTGTTCTATCCGCTTGGTCTGGATCAGACGACCACAGGACTTTCTCAGGAGCAGTATCCACGTCTACGTCCATAATAATCAGATCGTTAATCTTCAGGGGGTATCTGTCAGCATCCGATAGCTTAGGATTCAGCATGAACTGCAACGCATACCCGGTACGACCGTAGGACATCTTACGTTCCTCTAGGTCCATATCAGTAAACCGTAGGGGTTCTGTAGTGGTACTTGTTGTTGTTTCGTCTATATTATCCGCTATAAGGGGGGCTAGATCGCCTCCGTAGTTTGATATGACCTCTGACTCATCCGGATACTCCGAAGGCCATATACGGGCGTTGTAGCCTCTTTCTCGTAGTTTGTTATAGATACTATCTTCACACTGAGGAGTACCAAGGAATAACACACGGGACGAATCGAGTGGTTTTAGGATCGCTTCAAACTCTTTTACTTGTTCATCTAGTTTATCCCGCATACCTTGGGTAGCGGAGTTGTTAGGGACTTCCACGTCGTCCGCTACGATTATATCAGCACGACTACCTGTTAACTGGGACGATATACCAAGGGACTTAACGGACGGGGCGTGTGACGCAGGAGCTGGTCCTACATCGAAAGCTATCTTACTGAACCTTTGGTTCTCTGTTGGTTTCAGTTGTTTAAGAATGGGTATATCGTGTATGATCTTTAACGTAAACGTGGAGAAGTCATCAGCACGATTCTTAGAAGCAGATACAACGAGTACGTTCTTTGTTGGGTCTAGCAGCAACTGATGTACTACATACGCACTACAAATCCAGCTCTTCCCAACACCACGAAACGCCATGATGGTTGACCGCTTAGGGCCGTGCTGCATATAGTCAGCAATATCGTACTGTAGTTCTGTCGGGTCTGGTAGGTTAAGATGTTTCCATACTAAGTACAGAAAGTTTCTAAAGTCCCGCAGAGGCGGTGGTATCTCTTGGTGTTTCGTCTTGTTGTTCACTGAAAGGCAAAGTTTTAAAATCGTTAGCTAAACTATCCATAGGAGTACCGTTACGACTGTCAACTGTTATGTTGTTATCTTTCAACCACTTACCCACAGTGTTCATCAAAGCTGGGTTGTACTCCTCCATCGCTTTCATGTACCCGACTGCATCTTTACACAGTTCAGTATAGTTGTCTGCTAGTTTAGCTCCTTCTACGTGATCTTTCATATTAACACTTCCACCTTCTTAACGCTAACGCTTTACGGGTAGGTCTGCCTTTGCTGTCTTTCATTGGTCCTTTTACTCCTGACATCCTAGCACAGAAGGAACGCTTACGAGGTCCACCACCGGGTTGAGGAGCTTTTAGGTTAGACCCAGTAAGTTTATTTATTCGTTTCCTACCTGACTCACTAAGACCACCTTTAGCAGACTTATCCGAAGCTCTTAAAGATACAGAGGCAGACCTCATTACTTCTTCTTTATCGCAAGCTTCTTGCGTTTAGCAACAGCAATGATGTCAGCTTGGGTAATCTTTTTACGATCCCCAGCCATAGCAGCTAGTCGTTTTTGTTTAGGCGTGTACGGCATAATTAGTTACCCTTCTTCGGAAACCCACGCTTCATATTAGCGTAGGCTTTAGGTGATACAGTAGACTCGCTTTTCTTACGGCTGATGCCTAGTTTACGTCTTCTGTTTATGTTTGCGTATAGTCCTTGTTTCATCGTTTCATTAACATCTCCATCATGCGGTCTAGTTTATGGCTGATCTCTTTAACACTACTCTCAAGACCCGTCATACGGTTCTCAACAGCGGTGTCTCGTTCACGTTGTGCAGCTAGTTCTACTTCAATCTTTGTTAAACGTCTCTCATCATTCTCCAAGCGATCAGTTAGTTTTTTAATCATCCACCCAATAACACCAAGAACGATGGCAAGGGCAGAGTCGAGAAAGTGTGAGACAGATTCAGTCATCTTTATCCTATCGCTACCACCTTGATGTATTTAGAAGCCCAAGAAATGCCGGAAGCTGCACCAGAGACATTAAGACCTACAAACCCATTAACGGCTAACTGTACACTTAACTGAGTAGTGGATATAGCTTTTACTTGAGCACCGTAAGAATTAGATGAAGCATCAGTAGGTGATACAATATACGGATTAGTACCACTGGAATCGTCACCAGCGTATACCGTAACTGAGAAGTCAGTAGTTCCTAAGTTATGTGTAAATGTTAATAAGGCAGCGTTAGCGACGCTAGTGGAACCGTCTGTATTTACCCATCCTGTGCTGTATTTAGAAACAGCACCCGCTGCAGCCCAACTAGTTCCGTTATAGGATTCGAGTTGATTAGTAGTAGTATTAAAGATAGTCTCCCCATCTGTTGGGCTGCCTATTGCATCCCTTTGAGTTGTTGTTAATCTAGGAAATACAACCCCACCTGTTGTGGAAACTACTTCGAGGGGTGCGGAGGGGTAAGTCGTACCAATACCAACCAGCCCGTCGGAGTCGATACGCATGTGCTCACTGGTCTGCCCCCAGAAAGCATTAACACCTCCCCTAGCTTGAATGATAATATTTTCTCCCGAAGATGATGTGATATGCAAATTATCGTTGTCACCGTTACCTATAGTATGTCCATCTCCAAATTCTATTGTTCCATTAACGTGTAAATTGCCGTCGGAGTCGATACGCATTTGTTCTGTTTCAGCACCACTTTCAATTGTCTCTACTATAAACGCAGGATTTAAATCACCATCTGTACCTATAAGCCTAACACCTGTCGATGTGCTCCGCGATAGGCGTAAGTTTGGATTTACTCCTATTGTATTTATGTGTAACTCATCACTAGGAGCTGAAGTGCCGATTCCTACATTTCCATTTGTCTGTACATTAAACTTAGAATCAGTGTTACTAATTTTTACAGCGGTTACTGAATGGTCTGCTAATTGATCTGTATCGACTGCATCGTCAGCTATCTTACTATTAGTAACAGCATTGCTTTGTAACTGATCCTCTCCGATTGTACCTGTTATAGCCACACCGAAACCACGTTCGATGACTACAATGTCTTCACCACCACTAAGAGTGTTAACAATCGTAAGAGTATCAGTGTCAGGGTCTACTGTATAGTCTGTGGTGGGTTCAAGAACTGATCCGTCAACACTTACATCGTAAGCTGTATCTCCGTTTACTTCAGCACCTGTAACACTGTATGTAGTATTAGCTCCGGCATCCCCTGTAAATACCCACTTAGTTGGAGGAGCAGAAGCACCACTGGATAATTGATTTACTTTATCGTCTACGTATTGTTTAGTAGTAGCATCAGCTGTAAGAGTAGGAGCACCTACATTCTTGATCTTACTACCACCAGCGTCCCAGTCTGTCCCTCCTACTTCCTTCTGCAACGACGCATCGTTTAGTTCACCTATCTCTTCGTTCAGATAACGGTTGTGCAAGTAAGCTCGATCTAGTTCTGATTCCGTTAATACCGATCCGTTCTCAAAGTCTACAAGGTCTACTCCGGGTTGACTCTTACGACGTACCCGAACAATCTGTCCAGCAGTAGCACCGCTGTTAAGTACGATCTTAGTGGATGGGGAGGTGACTAAGCTAAAAAGAGAGGACGATATAGGCGAACCATCGATTTCAACTATTACGTGTTCGTCCTCTAAATATGGAAAAGTGAAAGCAAAGTCAGTCTGTGCTGCTGTTGCTGTGTAGTCTACGTAGGTCGTTGGCATGATATTATATTATTACTTATTGAGC